ATCATCAATTTCGTATCCTTGCTCTTTGAGGTATTTCATGAACTCTTTTTCAAATACATCTGGGTCATCTACTGATTCTTTGAATGTATCCTTGAGGAGAAATAGTGCAGCTGCATATGTACCTAACTTGGTTCTAAGTCCAGGCACCTTTGCAAAAATCTTTTTGATGTTGAATACAAGTTTATGAAGAATAGTGTATGCGTTCTTTTCATCACTGGTTCTTAGTGGTGTTGGTCTGGTTTGTCGTACTCCGCCTACAGGTGGTGGCATAATACGATTACCATTCTCGTCTATGATACCAAGTTTATAGGCATCTGTTTTTTCAAATGGTGTGACTAGTAACTTTATAAATCTGTAAGTTACAAATAGGTCTATCGCTCTTCCCATTACAGTTTCCTTAAAACCTCTAAAACTTCTTTATTTTCCCTCACTTCATTTATCTCATCATCTCTTATTATATTTAGGAATAATAAAAAAGACTTGAGTGTTTCCCAATGTTCTTGCTGTATCTTAAACAGAAGAAGGGTCACGCAAGCCTCTGGGCCAAACAGATTATTTAATATGATGATATGATTTAAAAGTAATCTTTCCTTGAGTACACCAGTATCTTTATGCTTTCTTAAAAGACGTTTGATATACTTAAATCGTTTCATATCATCATGAAACTCTTTTTCACCTTCACACTGAGGATTGTCATAATGTTTAATCGCAAACATCATGACATTATCAGAAGTTATTTTTTCATACATTATTCAATGTGAGCACGAAGCCTACATTGATTAGTGTCCGTTTTTTCATAACTAATATGTAGGGAAAGTCCTCCCTCAACCACATGAGATATTCCATCATCGTTTAAAAATTCATCGTGTGGAGTATCTACATCTTTTCCAAATCGACCACCAAAAGCTGTTAGTGGGAATGACATTGCACCTTTTTTATCAATCATTGCATCCTCAGCAATATTATCAAAGGTAAGACCAACATTATGCAATGTTCCTCTAATCTTACTGACAGCAGAATAAGGATCAACTAAATCCTCTATGCAGTAACGACCAATGATTGAATTGATTTTATCTACTACAGCGGGTGAATAACCAGCTGCAGATGTGTCCCAAGGATACCTACCATACTGAGGCATCATTCCACCACCACTTCGACTTGTTTCTGCAAGTACTTCTTTAAACTTTTTCATTTTTTTTGTCCTTATCTATAGGAACGGAATCTCTAATCTGTTCTTCCAACATCTCAGGTTTCTTTGCCAAGACCTTCTTAATAGATTCTACACCACTCTTAACTTTATCATTTAGAACTTCTGAAAGAACTTCCATGTTTATCTCCAATTATTAAGTAGTAACAGCAGGACTGTTAGCACATACATCAGCTGATGCTGTGTTTGCAGCTCCAGCAAATACTGCCCAACCATTAGAACCTGTCCATACTAAAGTTAATGATTCACCAACTTGGCCAAATGTGTAAATGTGACCAGTTCCAATCGTTGTCGTTAATTCAACTGAACAAGTATTAGAAACATCCAGTGCGACAATCTGTTTATGTTGACCAACGGTAGATGAATCTGCAAGTGTCATTGTTAGGTTAGTAGAACTAGCATCAAGAATTGAAATTGCTTCAGTAAGTGCAATTGCACCATCAGCAGTATAAGTAACTGTGCTGTTAAGACCTAAGAATGTAGGAATAGCATTAAAGACACTGGCAACTGTGATTTTTTTGTTAATCGGTGTTCCACTTGGGTCATCGACTACATGAAACAAATCTGTGGATGCAAGTGAACCCTTAGCCAACTCTGTAAGAGCTGTAATTTTCTTATCGGCCATTTCGGCTTCTCCTTATATAAACCCCAAACTTGGGGAATGTTACTGAAGGCCTGAACGCATCATCCTTCATCAAGTTCCTCGTCAGGAGGATTTTCATATTCCTTTAAAAATACATCACATTGTTGTAGAGCACCTGTTAGTGCATTTACTAGTGCTGTATCTTCTACTTTCTTCTGTTCATATTCAGTTAGTCTTTGTTTGACTAACTGTATATCTTTTATTAAAACCTCTTTACGTTCTTCAATAGATTCTTTTGTAATCATAAATTCACCTCAATTATAATAAAAAACGATGGTGACTGCCGAAGCAGTCACCAAAGTTAATCAGACTTATTAGGAAGTCGAGAATGCCGGAGCTGTATCAGAAGCAATAATACCACTAATACGCCATTTAGCTGTGTCTTGTGCGACACAAGTAACGTCATAATGACCAGGCACGTTGATTGTAAAAACATCCTCAGAGGTGTTATTAGAACCAACAATAGAGATATCAGATGCTGTTGCATCAATATCACCAAAGATAACCTTACCTTCAAAGTGCTGCGTACCATCTGTGGTAGCAGTTTTGAGGATAACGGCACTACCGTCCTCAGTTTCATCAGCCGTATCTGGGCCTGTGAAACGGAAGCTCATACCAGCAACTGGTGTGGGCAACGTATAAGTACGATCACCTGTTAGGTCAGGTGTAACAAGCAAACGACCAGCATGAGTTGCTTCCGTAAGTGTTACGTTTGTATCAGCAAGAAGGACAGGAACCGCAAGTGCGTTTGCCATCTCACCGAATGTTACTTTTTTGTTAACTGGCGTTCCACTTGGATCGTCAATTACGTGCAACAGGTCTTCACGAGCTGTTGCTGTGCCCAAACTAGTAAGGGCTGTTACTTTTAAGTCAGCCATATTGGCTTCTCCTTTATCTAAACCCCTTCACATAATTGCTTCGGGGAAAACTACTGTAGGAAATCAGTCTAAACCTATCCTACACCACAAGGCCTCAGGCCTCATTAATATAAACTATTTATACACGTTATGCAGAAGCAACTGTCATCCCTTGTAGAACAAGAGCAGAACCACTAGAACTACCTGTCTGTGTATATGTTGCAGCATCACTGATTGAAGATTCAACGACAATCGGATCACCACTGTTACCAATTGTTCCTCCACCAGCTTCTTCTGCATTTCTTCCATCAGAGTTGTTTGATGCAGCATTACCAGATTCTTGAACAATCCTTGAACCCTCTGTAATTGGTGTTCCATCAATATGTGTTGTCCCACTTTCTAGTGCGATTGCAACACTACTGTCCTCACCAACTTTTGTAATTGTCATAATGTCTGAACGTGTGGCAAATGCTGGGCCTGCAACACCAAATGCAAGTGCATCGGCAATGATTTCATCACCACCATCTGTGCTGAACAGAAGGTCAATGTTGTTAGCAATTGTGCAAGCTTCACTCAATGTCACAGAGGTTGAACCGTTTGTAGCTGCAACTGTTAGTGTGTTGTCAGTAGAGATACCTGTTCCACCGTCTGAATCTGAAATATCAAGAGAAGTAGTATCTTTAACTGTTATAACATCTCCAACAGCAATCGTACCAACATTACCATCTAATACCATTGTGGTAGATGCTGATACAGCACCATTAGTAGTTGCAGATTTACCAGCACTAGCATTTGCAATTAGTGAATCACCTTTGGTGTTTGCAGCTGCACCAGTTGTGCCTGGTTCTAAACGAATACCAAGAGCAGAAGCACCATCTTCTTCACTCATCGTTGCTGTACCATTAAAGTTGATACCAGTAACAATACCGGCATCTCCAACACCTTGACCGTTGAACGCAAGATATCCTGCTGCAGCATTTGTCTGTGCAACTCCTCTAAACGTGATTTGGTTTGTGCCTGAACCAGAGAAATACTGGCAAGCAATCGTACTATCCTCTACCATATCCGTTTGTCCTAAACGAGAAAGTAGAATGTATGCTTTGTTTGTAATTGTTTGGTTTGCAGTACGAGCAGCAGATGTAATATCAACTGCTTCATCAAATGTTACTGTAATATCAAATGTTCCTGTATCTGCAAGTTCTGCCTCTGTCCAATCAATACCGATAACAGATGCACTTCCCATTGCTTCAGCAAGATTTTTAACACAAACTAAAATCTCTGGATCAGCATCCGTATTGTCGTTTCCAGAAAATGCTTGGCCGGGAGCAAGACCCCAACCACCTTTTACTGCGATGGCGTGTTCCTTGGCACCACCAGCACCGACAGCATTAGAATCATCAGGTAGGAACTTCGGTTTGTCCGACTGTGCGGTTGTTACTCCCCATAAACCCATTTTTTCTCTCCTTTAATCATAACTGATTATATTTGTCTATATTTATAAGATTAAATTACTTAAACCCTAGTTTCTTTAATTCACTTATGGTCTTACCCACGTTTGTATGATGAATACCGATACCACCTTTTGCTTCCCATTCTTTTATATTTTTCATATAATCATCTATTAATACGTTAGGTTTACCATCTGTCATTGCATAAATTTGTTTTTCAGACCTCATCACTAAGTGTATATTGGCCCTTTTAAATTTAGTATTTTTCCTCAACCATTTCATCTTACCCACTTTAGAATTTCTATCACGATTTGAGTAAGCAGATAAAATGTATGCATCATATCTAGTGATAAAATCATGTAGTCTTTCTGCTCCAGGCATCCAATCAAGGTTTGCCCAGAAATCTTTAGTTTGACCGATTAACTTCCATCTTTTATCTTTATCCATAGAGGGAAAGTCACCACCTATTGCTTTCTTTGCACCTTTTAGAAAAGCACAAAGAACTTCATCCATATCACAATAGATAGCTGGTAAATCATCTTTTGATACCTTCATCACCTCCATTAAATTTTTCATCGTATTACTTTGTCTTTTCCTTAATTGTAGGATTTACATCTACTGAGGCAACCTTTTTACCAGTTAGAGTTTTATCACCCTTTTTATCTTCTTTCTTAAAAGGACTTTTACCCTCATCGACACTCCAAACTTTTGCAAGAGCTTCTCTCATGGTTTGATTTTTAGCATTTATAGCTTCAACCCATTCTCCATCTTCGCCAGGAGTTACATCCTCAGTATGCTTACGATACTTATCTGTACCAATCTCATAGGATTCTTCAACTTCTTCTTTCTTATCTTTCTTTTTTGACTTTCTCAACATTGCAAAGTCTTTACCGTCAATGTCACCATCTTTATCCTTGTCGAGTTTCTTTTGTCCACCAACAAGTTTTTCTGATTTGGTACGTCTAGCACCACCTTCTTCAATGGCAGTTTGCCACACTCCTAGAACGGATTGCTCAAGACTACCTTTTTTTGTGTCAAGGTATTTTTTACCCATTTTTTCTCTCCTGTATTTTTTGACCAATCCTGTCTAGAATTGTTGTAGTTTCTTTTAGTTTAGCAACTAGTTTCTTATCACCTTTTTTCTCAGCATCTTTAATATCATCTTTCACAGCAGCACGGCGACCGTCATCAGCTGGTGTTTTACCTTTAATTTTTTCTAATTCTTCTTTTTTCTTCTTACCTTTTTCTTTGTAACCACTTGCAAATGCAGCTCGTCTTTGAGCATCACTGGCAAAACCCTCTTTCAATGCAGACAACATATCCTTATAGGACTTTGCAACTTTAATCGTAAATTTCTGTTTATCAGATGCTTTCCTTATAGAGTTGTACTTGTCTTGTACGGCAGCTGCAATCTTCGCATCAACCTTAACTTTCTTCTTATCCATAAACTCTACTGGAAAGTTGCCTCTTAGTGAAACAGATTTTCTTAGTTGCATAATGATATTCTTGGATGCAGCCTTTACATCATCATCAGTTGCAATATCATCTATGTCAGCAGGATCAACCTCTTTGTCTTTACGCATTGCTCTCATTGCATCTCTACGAGCAGATTCATAATTTACAGTTATCTTGGATTTATCAAATGCTTTCTTAACTTTGTCATCACTCATTTTGGTTTGAACATCAATTTTATTTTTGTCCATTTCGTTCTGGTCAACTACTGCATCCTTAATACCAAGTCTTCGTAATATTTTCTGTACATAGTCCAAGTCTCTTTGACCAATACCACCGTCAGTGGCAGCAGTAACAGTTATATCTTCACCAATACCAATTTTATCATACTTCTTTTTATAATCCTTCATCTGTTTTTTAATTTCAGCTGGTGTTCCTCTAAAAACAGGCTTCCCATCTTTAGAGATAATTCCTTTATGTCCTTTCTTTTCCATGCCTGCAAGATGTTTCTCCGCATCTTTTAGATTATCAAATGACGTTACACTTATCTTACCCTTCTTAGTTGCAGCAGTTTTTACGTCAAACTTTTCATCAAGGTCTTCACCTATCAAAGCTTTGATAGTCTTTACATCTAATTTCATAATTTTTGCAATCTCTTTTGCAGATTTACCATCTTTCATAAGTTGGTGTAGTTGAGACATTTTACCTTCATCAAGCTCGACTTCTTCTTTCTGTCCTTTTGCTTGTTTCCACAAATCTGCATCTGCCTTTCTTGCACCACCACCAGTAAGAAATGAGTTTACTCTTGCAAGGGCCCATTGTTGTGGTGTGGTTCCTGGCCGATGACCTGTTTTGTATGCAGCCATTCCACGGTCATATACTTTCTTGAGAATACCGTATGATACACCAGATTTGTCTGCCTTGTTTTGAAGTGCCTTCTTGGACTCATCAAGTTCAACTTTTTCTTCAAGGTCAATCTTAAACTTAATTCCAGCACTCTTCAACGCATCTTTGAGTCGTTGTAAGTCATCTCTATCACCTTCAAAATCAACTTCAGGCCTTGTTCTAGCTTTATCCATATTAAAGTGACGCTTACCAAATTCAGTATCAGAAACTTTCATAGCCTTTTTAACATCAGCTGGATTATTGAAAGTAAGTCTAAGAAAACCATCCATTGGGCCTTCATCAAGTTCAACTTCTTCTTTGTACATATTCAACTCAAATGGTTTTGAACCACCCTTGTTGTATACTTGAACTTGGATAGCACCTTTATCACCCTTTAGACGATACTTGTTTGTCTTACCAGAGCCGGGTTTACTTGGGCCGGTTGCAACTTTATCATCAATCTCTTTGGGGTCAATTGTGATACCGTGAAGTTTCTTTGCCATCTTATATGCGTGTTGCATTGCAGAGGAAAAGTCTTTGTGATAGAGGTCATACTTTGCTTCATCAAGTTCCTCTCCATCGTGTTCTACTTCATCACCCGATTTGATTGCTCTCATTGCAAGAGATTGTAGTTTTTGCAGAGCAGTTATCGTTCCAGTGTTGACAACATTTTCCATAGTCTTTTTGTTTTTAGGATTGATTGCTTTGTAAACTTGCATGATTGCAGATGCAGTAAAGGAATCCATCTTCACTTTACCATCCTTCATCTTCAGTGTTTGCATTGCACCACCAGCAGCTTTCTTGAGTAAGTTCATATTATTCTCACCAAGATAAACTTCATTAAGTGCTTCTCTCATTGACTTTCTATATGTTGTCATCTGAATATTCCTTTATTTTAAGAACTAATTTGTTTGTTCCCTTTATAACTCTGTGGTATTCCATCTTAGGTATTCTATATGTCTTTCCTTCTCTCAACTCTTCTGGTAACTTGTTGTCCATTTGTAGTTGCCAACCATCACCAGATACCACTTCTATGTCTCTAGTTCTTTTATCTCTGTGCCAAATTAGTTCTTCATCATCAACATTCTCAGAAAAATATCTAACTAGTTCATTATCTATATATTTATCTATATAAGGATTTACCAAAAGAAGTTTCCACCCCCACTTAAACCTAACTGATCTGCATAACGAGGTATATTACAAGCCCAATATCCTGCTTTAGTCTTATCTTTTTGTTGGTCACACTTATGTCGAGCAGCAAAACTCTTTCTTGCTGCTTTGTCACTAAGTTTTATTTTAAGACCAGTTGTATCCCCCCAAGAAACCTTTTTAACATTACCTGTCGATGGGTCTTTTACATACACATAATACTTTTTAGGCCCACCAGCTTTAGGAGAATTTAATTCTACCTCTTTACCTTGATATTCTGCCTCCATCATTGGACAATCTAGAGGAACGTGTTCTCCCTCATACATTGCAAACTTTCCAATGTCACCTTCCATCAGTCTTTTATCAAATCCCTTGTAATATAACTCTCCACTCTCAAACTTCTCTCGTAAATCAGCAAAATATTTAAAGTATGCCTCAGACCCAACTCTGTATATGTTTTCTTTGATGATGAGGGATTCTGTTTCGCACTCTTCACAACACACCTCTTCATACTTTGGAGATTTTTTCTTTTCTCCATCAGACCGTTTGATTAATCCTTTTGCCTTGAGATGAGCAATATCTGTAAATCCTGCCTTACCAGCCTTATATCTTTTCATTGCATCAGAAGTATCTGGAGCATCTTCTCGCATCCCCTCTTTTGATGTATCAGTTGCCATAAACGGGCCTCTTCTCAAAACTTTAAATGAAACTTTAACTTCGTTACCAAATATTTCTTTTGGGTGAATAATATTAAATGTAACCATTTGTGAGGAGTTGTCAATTTTCTCTAACTCCATATCTATTTCTTTATATACTTTACCTTTGAATTTAAGGCCATGTGCAGTTACAAGTTTCTGAACCTTACCACCAGCAACTGCTTGTTTTGCTCTTTTCTCATCTAACTCCTCATTCTTCTGCATCTGTTTTGTTTTTTCTTTCATCTTATCAATGTACTTACGATAAACTGCTGCTTCAGCAGTCTTACCCATTTCTTTTGCACGTTGTTCCATTGCGATTGCAGCTTGTATCTTGTGTGCATGAGTCTTACCGCTACCAATAATCTTTTTTACACTTGCCTTTGCAGTCTCTACATCTTTGAAACCTAAACCGTGAATAGTTCCTACTGGATTCTCATCTGTATACAAATCAGAGTGTTTGTCACTACCAGCTGGTTGACCTTTCTTACGAGGTATTCTTGGTTCCTCATTCTTAGGAACGCAATTAGGAACCATTCTACCACCCTTCTTTTTCATACCGACTTGTTTGTGAGTATCCCAACAAGGGCCGTCTTCATTTATCAAATCTTTCACTGCCTTTATAGCTGGAGCAGTTCTAACATTGTTAGGATTTAATACAACCTCATCATCTGCAAATAACTTTGCAACGGTAGGTTCATCAAGTTTGTCTAAAAACTTATGCAATTTATCTTTTCTATCATATCTACCAGATTCATATCCTCTTTTACCACGAACCTCAACACGACCTTTTCCTCTTGTATCTACAACATTTAGAACTAGCATCTCTGAATTTTTATTTGGGTATAATAATTTTAATTTAAGTGCTTCTTTAATTTCCTCACCATACATCTGTTTGAACTTCTTGGTATGTACAGATGGTTTTGTCTTTGCATCTGCATCGCCAGGAGCAGGGCCCTTCTTCTTTGCCTTGAAGTGTGCATCACGTTTTTGTTTAGTAGACTTAGATAATCCTTTGTGATACTTTGCTGGTTGTGTTCCCTTTTTACCCTCTATGTCAGGGTCTTGTTTCTCATACCCATACGCACCTTCACTCTTATCTTTCTTGTCTAGGTATGCAGCAATTGCCATATCTTTACGTTTCTCTTTGGACTTACCTTTGAACTGTGGAGAATCAGACTTTTGGAAATCATCAATATAATCACCCATATCAGCATTCTTACCAAGTTTTTCATTTATCTGTATCTGATTTACAAAGTCTTTGAACGACATGGTTTCATTTTGTACTTCGTACTCTGCTCTTAAATCTTTAGGAAGTTTACCTTGTTTTACCAAATCGTTTATATAGTCACGAGCCATTCTATCAGTAACATCTGAAATATTTTTGACAATACCATGAATAATGTTCATTACATTTGGAGTTTTATTTGTTTTTCGTTGTTTTGCATATTCAGTTGCAACAGCAAGGGCAACTTTGTTCATTCCCTTTTTGTGAGTTTTGGTAAAAAGAAATCTCTTTAATTTTCCAAGCCAAGGAAATGTATTTTCTAAATCTTCATCAAATTCAACTTCTTCTCTTCTTAACCTTCTAGATTGTGAGTATTTTTTCAGAAAGTCTTTAGGAACACCCTTTAGAAATCTCTTAGTTAAATTAGATGCTTTTTCATAGTCTGCCTTTGCCTTTTTATATTTTGGACTAATCTTTACTTTATCAGGAGTCAAACCCATAGGGCCCTTACCTTTAAACTTTTTTAATTCTGCACTTGCATCATCTATTGCTTTATTTAACTGTGTATACATTTTTGCAAATGTTTCATAATCTTTTCTGTGGTCTTCTGCCTCACGCAATCTTGGTTCTCTACGATTTGTAGATGGGTCTTCGTTTCTTAGATTTTCTGGACTGTTATTCATAGGATCGTTGTCTTTATGTCCAACATCCATACCTATCTTAGTTTTGTCACCCATAATCCTACGGGCCTGATTTCGTGAGGAACGTCTTGCAATCTGTTCTGGGCGTGAATGGTAGTTATCGTATTCCTTGCGATAGTTTCTTTCATCAAGTTCAACTTCTTCAATCATTCTTTCAACTTTATTTGTTTTTGTGTCAACAACTGTATATGGTGGATTGGTGTATATAAATTTGTCTATAACCCTTCTTTCAAAAGCATCTATTGAACTTTTAGTTTTCATGGGCCCTTGAACAACAGTAACTTCTTCTCCCTTAGAGTCAAATACTCTATACCTTTGTGGCATGGGTTTTCTGTCTAATGCCTTTCGTAAAGTGGGAGATATACCTTCTTCATCAATTGTAATCTCATGCAGCCATGCTTTATGCACTTTACCATCCTCATCTACAAACGAGAGATAGTTTGTACCTTTACGAACAACCTCACCAATAACACCATTTGCTTCTACGATATCACCAGCGTTCCAAATCTTTCCAGTAAGGAACATATCACGAACAGTTTCAAAGTCAGACATATCACCCATATCACGCTCTTCACGAATACCCATATACTTGCGAACATCACGATACAATTTTACACCATCTTTGAAACCAGAGGGCAGTCCTGTTAGAAATGCATTTTTATCACCAGATGCAGCTGCAGCTCTCATCTTGGATGCAGACATTCCCGAAACACCTTCTGCATCTGGGTCACGTTCTCCAGCAGATATAACTTGAACAGTATCAAATTTAAATAACTGTTTACCAGACTTGTCAGGAGCATCATTATAACGATTAAGTAGAACAGAAAATTCTTTCAACCTATCAGAACCAGCAACCATGACTAAGTTTTTGAAACCCTCTTTGTATAACATCTCTGCAATGTTTATAGCAGTTTTTGCATTTTTATCTGCAATGATATTCTTTCTATGTTTTGGAAACATCTTTCTCATGTATGCAACTTTTAGTGCATGAGGTAATGGGTCTTTCTTTGGATTTGTGGTAAAAGAAGGATAGATACGATATGGAACATTACCAGCCACAGATGCAACTTTGTTGATAAGTTTTTCATGGCCAGTTGTTGGTGGATTAAATCTACCAAATGCAAATACGATTGTTTGTGGGGCCTCAAATAAATCTGAAAATTTACGCATTTAAGTTTGCCCTTGCTGCTTTAACTCGTTCTAGTTCTTTTTTCTTTAGTACCATAACCATCTTTTTAGCAAGTTTGTCAATCTTTTTTCCATATTTTGCCATAATCATTTGATCAATCTTCACTCTTTGTTGAAGTGAAGAATCATCATATTGTGGAAAAAATTTGTCTCTAAATGCTTGAATGGTTTTCTTTCTTGCAACCATAGCAAGTTTTGCTGGATTACGCATCTTCAGCATTGCTTTTTTTCTTTTTGCTTGTGTTGCGGGAGAACGTGCTATTTTAGCCATGCGTCGAGCAGCTTTCTTTCTTTGCACAACAGACATAACTCTTTCGTTAATAAACTCTAAAAATGTTTTCATTTGTCCCATGCCTTTATTGCAGTAAAGTTGTTAAACGAGAACTCCATACGGTCTACTAATTTAACTGCTCCACCACTCACTCTATCAATAGCAACATACCCTTCGGGATTTGTCACCTTAAATCCATTCGATGTTTTAATAAACGT